CCCGATGGGGTCCGTTTCGCAAAAGGTTGGGCCAGAGGCCGGGGCATACTCAAATAGCCCGTTGTCGCAGATTGCTGGGTTGTTGACTGGATTGGGATCATTCTCAAACATTTTGCCTAAAGCCAGCGGCGGAGCAATTGTGATGAAGAAAGGCGGTCAAGCTCACCGCTCGAAAGCACACGCTTACTTGGCTCGTGGTGGCTCACTGAAGATGAGGGGGTAAGACATGGCAATGCCCGGACAACCTCCAGCGCAAGGTGGATTGGGTGCAATGGCTCCCAGACCTCAAGCACAAGCACAAGCGCCAAATCCAGCGCAGGATGCCGCTCGCATTTCAAGTATGGAACAGGAGCAGACCCCACAGGACATGATGGATCGGGCGATCCAAAAGCAACGAGAAGCCCGTGAGGCGCTTGAAAATCAAATGCGGGTGTTGCGGGAGAGCGCCGACATCAGGATGAATATGCCGTTTGATACGTCTTTGATGGCGGCGGCTTCAGGGTTTTTAAAGCCAACCAAAACCGGATCGTTTGGCGAATCGCTTGGGTATGCGGCGGAAGCCTACGCATCAGATGCTGACAAGGCGTTGTTGCGTAAACAGCAGGCCGCAAAACAGCAGTTGGAACTTGCTCAAGCCGAGCAGGCTATGGGGTCCAAGAATCTTGAGTTTGAACATATGCTCAAGATGGCGGGTATAGACCCGTCTAGGGCGACTACGCTCGCTGGGCCTACTGCGCTATCACCGCAAGCCGGAACTACTGCTGGCGGCGCTCCAGCGGCTTCTGGAACGGCTTCCCAAGCGGCACCGGCACAAACGTATGGTCAGACTGGCGCACCGAATGAGATGCCGCCAATCACAGATCGAGATATTACGACGGCTTACGCGATTTCCAAGGAACACGGGGACAAGATTGCCGCGATTGCGAAGGCACAACGTGAAGACTTGATTTTTAACGAAGGCAACGTATTTTCAAGAAGTCAGCGCAAGTTTCTTGAAGTTACGCCGCCAAACGAAAAGCCGGGGGAATTTGATTTTGGCCCAGCGGGTGCGCGTAAAACCTCACCAGAGGTGTACCGAGAATATCGCAAAATTCTTGGGACTGGCGATCAAGACAAGTTATATGACTTTTACGTCAGACAGGGTTGGTTGTCAGGAGCGGCAAAATCAGCGGGTACTGCGCCAGCCGGTCAACCACCAAAAGGTAATGCCCCGACTGCGGCTCTGTCAGACAAAACAGAAAAAAACCCATTCGGTTTGCCAGCCGCTTTTGAATCGGAATACGACAAGGAACAACGTAAGCGACTTGAAGCAATTGAGGATGCGGCAAAAAAAGAGTCTCGCGTTGCAATTGAAGCGCAACGTGCCAAGACTGGAGAAGAACGCGCATCAAGTCTGATTAACCGTGGTGAAACCGCCCCAACCATCCGGGCGATTGCTAAAGACATGAACTCGTTGGCAACGAGCAACCCACGGGTTTTTGATTTGCTACAACGCCCAGAAATCAGTGACCGTTTTGCAAGGTTCTTAAAAGAAGGATTGCAGGCTGGTCAGTTTGGATCGTTTAGTATTCCAACGGAAATTCTTGCCCAGAACAAGTACAACGACATCACCACAAAAGATCTTGAAGCGTTGCAAATGTATTCGCAGGCATCTGCGCGGTTGGTTACAGAACTACGCAAACAATCGAGGGTGCCGGGAGAAGGAGCAACTTCTGAGAGTGAAGGCAAGTTGTACGCCACAGTTGAAGCGTTACCGTCTGATTCTTCTAGGGTTATCAGGCTCAAGTCTGAACTTCTTGAGTTGCGTACTGATTTTGATGAGAAGGCCGCGCAATTGTGGGTGAACTGGCGCGATGATCATCCCGGCAAATCGTTTGACAACTTTAGATTGCATTCTCCTGAGTTCAAAGCGTTGCGATCTGCTTTTGACAAAGCCCTCGATGACCGGCGTAAAGCAAACGCAGAATTGTTGGGTGGTAAGCCTAAAGAACAAGCCAAGCCTGCCGCCCCACAATCTGCGCCTCCGACTGCGGCTCCAGCGGGTAATAGGCCAAACGAACGTGTAATTGGCGGGACGGTCTGGGAACGTAAGCCAGACGGATCGTGGAACAATACCGGAAGGAAACCGTAATGACTTCCCTTGCTGACTACAACAACAACCCCGGCAATCTGCGCCCACCGAAGGGTGTTACCTATGATGGGCAGATCGGCGTAGACGACAACGGGTTTGCAATCTTTGAAAACAAATCTTTTGGTCGGAATGCGCTTGTCAGAGACATTCAAATCAAGCAGAAACGCGGTCTAAACAATCCAAATGACTTTTTGGATGTGTACGCACCTGCTTCAAAGGAAAACCCGGAGGAAGGTCGACAGAACTACAAAATGGGGCTTGCCGGCCACCTTGGGCTAAACTCTACCAAAGACCCGTTTCCAGAAAATTCAAGCGAAAAGATTGCTGATTACATCAGTTCGTTTGAGTCTGGCGAACTAAAGAAGGACGAAAAGAAAAACGACAACATTCCAGAGTCGTTTACTCGCACTCCTGTAGCGACAGAAATTAAGGAAGAACCAGAAACAACAACCACTCAGACAACAACGCCGGAAAAACCTTCATTGGCTGATCGAGCGATGGAAGTTGGTTCTTACGCAATGCAGAAAGGGGAAGATAACCCGGACATTGTTGGATTGGGCGGGGCTGGTGCGGCGAAGGGTTTGTTAGAAAAAGTGTTTGCTAATCCGTCTGCAAATATGATGCGGCAAGGAGAGACCACCCCTCAACAAGTCGATGCTCTAAAGTTGAAAGCCGGTGAACTGCAAACAAAGTTGCAACAAACACTTGAAGCGGCTCAGACACGGCAAGCTAACGGTCAAGACGTTGGTGCATTGCGCCAACGTGCAGAGCAGTTGCACCAAGAAAACCTTGCCGCTCAACGAGAGTTACGGCTGGCGCAGGAAAGGCTAAAGAGTCTACCAAGAACGGCAGAAGTTCCTGTTGTTACTGCGGCTTCTGAAGTCATGGGAACCCCGGTCGAAGGCGCAGAGACACGCCCCGGACGAGCCAGTGGCCCAAAGATTGAAGGCGATTCCGGCGTAAGAAACTGGACTATTCAAGAGGCTGGTCAAAAACATCAGATGCCCGAAGCCATTCTTGATATGGCAACCGACAAGACCAAAGAAAGCCCAACAGGTGGCAAGGCTCTGATCAACAAAGACCTTGAAAACCTTGAAAAAATTAAACAACTTGGTGGCGGCGATTTTCGGTTGACGGAGGCAAAACCGGGGCAATTGATGGTCCCGGAGGGTGAAGCAAACCGCCTTGAAAGCGAACTTGCTGAACGTCAATCCCGTCAGGCGGCAGATCAAGCAAGGCTTGCTCAAGAGGCAGAAACAAGGCGCATAGCGGCAGAGGCTGACCTTCGCCGTCAGCGTGATGCGGCGCAACAACGAGTTGAAGCGGCCAGAGAACGCAAAATGCAAATTGGGCCGGAGGCTTCAGCCGCAAGGCGGCAAGCAGAAGGTGCAGAACGCACGACAAACACTGTGGCTCGCCAAGCTGAACAGCAAGTTGCCAACGCAAGGATTGCGGCGAATACGGCTAGTCAGACAGCACGGGAAGCGGCGCAAGCACAACCCGGAACTTTTACGATGATGGCCCGTGAAGCCGGTCGCAGGGCGGCTGAAAAACTTCCGGTCATTGGAAACGTGTTAGGTGCCGCTGGCGCTGGTCTGTCAACCAAAGAAGCTGTGGATCGCTACAGTCAGGGTGATTATTCTGGTGCCGTTCTAGGTGCCATAGAAGCCGCCCTGAACGCCGCGTCAATGGCTCCGCCTACTAGCCCAGCGGGGCTGGCAATCAAGGGCGTAGGAAGCGTTGGAAGCCTTGGAATGATCCCGGTGTGGATTGCACACGATTACTTTGGGAACAAGGGTCCGTGGGCACCAAAAAAGGAACCACCAAAGAAAGCCCGTGGTGGCCTTACAATGTTACGATAGTTGCTATCGACTCCTCTTGGCCCCCAGTGACGGGGGCTTTTTTTTATTCTAAGAGGAAATCCGGTTGCCCGATCTTCACCGAGCCGCCGTTGATGCGGTACTGAAGGTTTGTTGAGTTGTCAATCGTGTACAGCACAAGCCACGACAGTGATTCGGCTGACATCGTTGTCCCACACTCGCTGACATCCCAATACTTGACACCGTTCGTTTCGCGCTCAGTGACAATGATCTTGGACTTGTCTGGGCGCATCCACATCGGCAGGATGTCTTGGGCCAACCAAACGCATTTGTACCCTTGGCACGGATCGACTGGCCGGTCAGCGTAGATACTGCAACCCTTCTGCAAGTAGAAGCAGGGTCGACCCGCTTGAAACGGATGATCGTAAGCTGTTCCGGTCAGCCAGCCCTCACAACAGGCGGTGCAGTCCCCGCAAGCCCTTTCAGGAACGATTGGTATCATGCTTCCCCGCCTGTGTGGTGGATCAAGAGTTGAGTCTGCATGAACATCCGTTTGGCCTCCTCAACTCCGTCTTCGTACCCTTGGTTGTACGCTTTCTGCTCTGAAGTTACAGCCTCGGGCGTTGGTTTTCTAACGAATTTCCGACTTCGCGGTTCATGTCCTTCACAATCTTCACGCATCGCTCATGTTCCTGTAAAACCGCCTTCGGCATGGCGTAAGCCATAATCTTGTTGGCAAACTGAATGATGTCAAGTTCGTCTGCGTAGATTGCGTTTGGCAATTTTTCGTCGCAATAAAAAAAGATCTGTTTAATTTCGTCTTCACTTAGTTGCATTTTTAATCTTCCAAAGTTCCCAGTTAATAATCGTAGATCGGGCAATTGATCTTTGTGCGATGGCGTAATATGGGTTGAGTGCGGAATCAAGGAACTCCTCGACAACCATTTGTTTTTTGAGAAAAAGTTCATGTCTCTCCGCTTGAGTTGAGTCGTCAAACAACTTGCCGTCGCTTGTTTGAAATGCTTGGACTTGTTTCATTTGTGGTCATTTTTTAATTGCCAGAACGATAACAAGTGCATGAACATCGCCCAGCCAGTGTCAAGCTGGTCGAGGGGCCATTCCTTGACTGCAACCAATCCGGGCACGTTTCGAGACACAAACACGTTAGCACACCGAGCCTTTGGCACACCAAGGCCAACACGGTAGGCCGCTAGTTGCATCAAGTGGTCGTCATAGCCCCCAATCTTGTCTGGGTCTGTGAATTCCTTGGTCTTGATGTCAACCACAAAGCCCTTGTCTTCATCGCAATACAAGTCGCACTTACCACCAAACCCTGCTTCATGGGCAAATGATCGCTCACTGATCCACTTGCGTGGGCCGGCCCAGTTATCGATTGCGCTGACGCTGGCAACAACCATATCAAAATGTTTGCCTGTTGACTGACCCTCGTAAAAACCTTGGATTGATGCGTGGATGTCAGTCCCAGCATCAGCCGCCGCTTTCCCCTGTTCCTTCGAGTCGGACATGATGCGGTCGATATAGTCCTTCTCGGCCTCATCAGGGCGCTTCGGTAGCGTCAACGCCGCCAACAGCACTTGTTGCTGTAACCACGCAATCAGGGCCGGTTTGGCCGCGACGTTGAGGACTGTAGTTACAGATGGGACTAGAGACATGGTGCGAGCATCGCGCAGGGTGGTGTTGCGTTGCCCACCCTTCTTTGACTCGACCGTGTACATCGGCACACCATCGCGGGTGTACCAATGATTTGACTCAGACGCTCGCGGTGCTGATGCTTGTAGCATTTTGATCCTTTTCTGCTTTTTCAGCCATTTGACGTTCGAGCTTTTCAAACTGCTTCTTAGCGGCATAGCGACGGTTGTACTCCCGTTGCTTGTCTTTTTGACGTTTGATTTGCTCCGGTGTCTTTATCTTGACTGGTTTTTTTGTAGCTAACAATTTTTCCACAGAGTCAATTGTCAGTTTGGCTTCTAAGCGTTTTAATTGCTTTGTTAAAGCAGTAATTTCTGCGCTTTGTTCTTTGTCTTTTGTCAACAAAATTTGGATGTTAACCCATAGCCTATCTTTTTCTGCGTTGGTAATGAACATTTCAAACCTCAAAAGCAAGTGATTTTTGTGGGTAAGTAAATTCAGGGCAGATCCAAACGGTTGCGTTTCTGCCGTTGCTCATGGCTTTCCGTTTTCCGCTATCAATGACAAGTTCGCGGGTCACAAGTTCTGAGCGCCTCGCTCGATAAGTTGACCGATGTGTCCCAAAGAACTCGTTCATCTCTTCGTCTGTGAACCCATTTGGTTGATTCTTGGCATACGTCAACACCTCAAGTTGAATTCGACGCAAGTCTGGATAGATGCTTGCGGCGGCGGCAACAGAAGTGTCCATTGCATCTCGACGAAACAGTTTGTAAAGATCGTCCATGTTGCACCTCAGAAAGGAATGTCATCGTCAAGATCAGAAAACGCACCCTTTGCGGCGGCGTATTCGCGCCTGTCCTGTTGTACGCCCTTGCGAGATTGCCACTCTGGCGACCTTTCAATTTTGGCCCGTAGGTTTTCGCTGAAGGTCTCAAACAGTTCCATGTCTGGTTTGGCAATGTAGAACGCCACCACCTTGTTGTGACCTTCCGGCAAGTTGGTTTTCAGAGCCTTTGGAACCGAGTTGATGTTGGCAATGTTGGTGTACTCCTGACCGTTGTTGCCTGCCGACTTGGTGATCGAAACCATTGCCCATGCACCCAAGACCGCGTCAATCGAAAACCCACGCAACTCTTCGGCGGTGAACTCTTTGCCGCGCCACGTTTGCAAGTCTTTACGAAGGGTGGCCTTCTCAGCCAACGACAACGTAAAGTTTTTTGAGATAGTCATCGGCTCACCCTTAGCGGTGACCAGTGGTTTGCCGTTGTCATCCTCTCCGTGAACCTCGAACTGCAACATGACCTTCGGCAGGTTTTTGACTTGACCAAGGTACTCGCTCTGTTGCGTACCCAGATCAACGATGCGGTAACACCGTGCTAGGTACATCCCCGGTGGCACTGGCGTAAATGTTGATCCGCCGCCGCTTTCTCGCGCTATTAAACTCATGATTCTTCACCTTTGATTGATATGGTTTCTAAAGTTACAGTTGGCCTTCTGGGCACACCGCATTCGTAACGAATGATGTTCCAGTCGTCCTCGGTCGCACGACCAGCCTCGGCCCGTTCAAGGGACTCGGCCAGCATCTTGTGCCGCTCCAACAGCATTTGATTGATCTGATCTTCAATTGACATTTCGCTCTCCTGACGCTGTAGACGGACGGACTCTAGCACGTTTAACTTGAACGTACAACCCCCTTGCGCTGACTTTTTTTCCGTGTATGATCAACTTACACAACAACAGGAGTTCGTATGACGTTAGAAGAGTATTTTCGGGACAAGCCGAGGGGCGTGAAGGCAGATTTGGCGCGGGAGTTGGGCATCAGCAGAACTTGGATGAGCCTGCTTACAAGCGGTCGTTCTGTGCCCAGTCCAGAGCTATCGCACCTGATCGAGAGACTGACCAGAGGACAGGTGACACGCAAGGATTTGCGGCCTGATTTGTTCGGGAGAATCGTCTGATGCTTTGGTACAAATTCTGGATCGGTGACTACATCACCCACACCACACATCTTGCAGATGCGGAGGATTTAGCCTACCGCCGACTGCTCGATTTGTACTACATGAGCGAGCGTCCTATCCCACTTGATACCCAATCGGTTTCCCGCAAAATCAGGATTGATCTCGACATAACCGAAACGGTTTTGGATGAGTTCTTTGACAAGTGTGAAGATGGGTATCGACATGGTCGTTGTGATGACGAAATAGGTAGGTATTTGCATCAAGTTGAGATGAACCGACAACTTGGGAAGCGAGGCGGCAGGCCGAAGAAAACCGAATCGGAAACCGAAACGGAACCGAAAGTTAACCCTATACAGAAGCAGAAGCAGAAGAAAGACATATCGTCGGTTGCACCGACTTCGTCGCGTTTTGATGAATTTTGGGCGGTTTGGCCTAACTCGAAGCGGAAGGTGGCTAGAACGGCGTGTAAGGCGAAATGGGACCGTTTAGTACTAGACCCCTTGGCAGACAAAATTATCGCCGTGGTGACCCGTTTAAGGGCCACTGAGCAGTGGTTGACGGGGTATGAGCCTGCCCCGTTGACGTTTATAAATCAAAAGAGGTGGGAAGATGACGCAGAAACCGATTCGGTTGCGATTGGTAGGAGAGTGATATGACAAGAGACGACATTATCCGAATGGCGCGTGAAATGGGTGACTGGAACGGTCAAACAGCGGAGTTCAACGACATCGGGCTTCAACGCTTTGCCGCCCTTGTTGCCGCGCATGAGCGGGAGGAGTGCGCGAAGTTGTGTGATGAAGCCGAGATTAGGTTTGAGGACCTATGTGACAAATTTGCGTATTCACACGACCAAAGTATGGCAGATGCTTCTCATCATTTAGCCGCCGTTATCCGCGCGAGGGGTAAGAAGTGACCCCGGTCGAGAAGTTCATTCAACGTCTGTCGAAAGTGAAGGGACGCAACGGTCAGTGGACTGCTGTGTGCCCAAGTCACGAAGACAAGTCCCCATCGCTCTCAGTACGCGAGGCTGAAGACGGCAGGGTTCTGGTTCACTGCTTTGGTGGTTGCGACATCCAGAGCGTTTTAGGGGCCGTGGGCATGGACATGAGCGATCTGTTCCCAGAACGGGTGGATCGGTCAGACCCCAGTAAGCCTTTAAAGTCTTTAAAGCCAGCGTTCTACGCTTCCGATCTGCTTCGGATTGCATCCTTCGAGTGCATCGTAGTGATGATTGCGGCGTATGACATGAGGAAAGGTAAGCAGTTAAGCGAATCGGATATGAGTCGCTTGCAAGTCGCTCAACAACGTATCGAGGAGGTAATTCAATATGCAGGGGTCTGACATTCAACAGAGAGCGCGTGATCTGGACGCGGCTCGCAAGATCAGAATTGTTCGGCCTGATCAAGTCGACTTTGAGAAGTACCTCAAGGCCAACGATCTTGCGACCAAGGTCAGGGACGCTGAAGGATTCATCGAAGAGATGCGGGTTGATTTGGTCAATCCACAGGCGCAGGTTGCACAGACAATGCCGTGGCCGAAGACGCACTTCGGGTTTGCTTTTCGTCCCGGTGAGGTGACGGTGTATGCCGGCGGGAATGGTGGTGGCAAGTCAATGATCACCGGCATGATTGCACTCGGCCTGATGAAGCAGAACCAGCGGGTAATGATTGCATCCTTCGAGATGAAACCGAAGCGCACGTTGTACCGGATGCTTCGGCAGTTTTCTGGTGAAAACCCTGATGCCCCGCGATACCAGAATAAGGAGGCTTACATCCAAGGAATTCTGGATCGTTTGCAATTGTTTGCGTACAACAAGCTATGGCTTTACGACCAGCAGGGCACTGTCACAGCACAGCAAGTGATCGC